AAAGAACCAATCACCAGTCAAAGGGTTCTTTCCAGATAGGTATCGGATATCGTCATGATTGCCGACGATCAGGCGCTTATGCCCTTGCAGGCGTGGCCAAAGTTTGCAGAATTTCTCTTTGTCACCGATGAAAACATCACCGAGATGCCAAACATGGTCTTGCGGCTTGACAACTGCATTCCAGTTATCGATCATTCTCTGATCACACTCATCTTGATTCGCAAACTCAGCACCACGAAATGGAAGGCCGGTTTTGGCATCCAAGAAGTTTAGCATATTGGCATGAAGGAAGTGGGTGTCAGATATGATCCAAATATTACGTTCCATCGGCACCCTCTTCTGAAAGATAACCGTTGTCGGCTTTTAACTCTACCTTAGAGTATTCGATCGGGTGTTCGCTAACGAGTGAGAACGGTTGATTGGAGAACGTGTGGTGGAATGGACGCTGTCGAAAGTTGCGCGCATTCGTACGCAGAACGTGGGTTTCACGTTCCATCATTCCACGATCATTTCGTTTGAAAATCGCGATCTCAACGAGTTCGATGTTCTCGTCTGCCATCACGTCATCGCCAAAAGATTTGGCGGCATCATATAGTGTTTTCATATCATCATTCTATCATAATGTAGACGGAAAGTAAACTGTTAAGGCTTGTTTCCGATGTTATATTTCGGACAGAGTTCCCATTGGTCCTTGTCCTTATACGAAATGATTTTGATTTGTCGTAGTGGGGCACACTCGAGGGTGTCTGTCTTCACAATCTCTACCAGTCCCCAATCAGAGAGGAGAGTTGTGATTGTGTTACGACGAGCAAGATCATTTGATTCAAGATTGGATTTCTTTCCATCCAAGAGAAATAGCTCTTTGAAATGGACGATGAAATACCGACCTTGTTTGTGGAGGATGTGACACGATTGAAATAGCTTTGACTCGCGACGAGATGCTACACCGATACGTGTAAGAGTTTCTTTGACTTTCAGGAAATCATCGGGTTCGTTTAGGGAGACCTCAAGCATATCGCTTGGCTGCCACGAAATCAATTCGTTTTCATTCACTGCATTCACCTTATTTTTTATTGTTATGGCATTATGTTGTATAGTGAATGTATTTATCTGAGTGGTGATTTCAGCGTTTTCCTAAACGACCACCCTTGGCCATCTTGTTCTTGATGATTTCAACTTGGTCTGGTGTCAAAAGAGTGAGGGCTTGTCGTGCTTTCTCTTCAGAATAGCCGTACATTTCTTTCACTGCATCTACAGCATCGATCGGCGTAGCCTTGGTCCATTTAGAGAATCGTTTGCGCTTCCGTACAAGCAATCGAAGAAAATCGAATTGCATTTTGTTGTCCAGGTTTGGAGCCATATTCATTTCATTAGCCATCAAAACTGTATCTGGAAAATACGAGAGACCACGATTGACCATGAACGCCGAGTATTTCTTCTCGGTTTCAGCATCAACAATCAAGTCTTCCTTGGTGTTGTTGATCGCATTAAGGAAATCAAACGGACTCATTACTACGCAGCTCCATTCTATAAGCGTAACAGGTAGACATCTCGAAAACATTCAAGTTGTTTAAAACCACATCGTGTTCTGCCGAGCCACCGAGAGAAGAAAAATCACGGCACCATAACTGCATGTTGTTTTGATCTTTGGATTTCATGTAGTATTCACGACCTGAAACATTCGTATGTTCAATACCAAATTTACGAATCATATTTAGCCGGTTCATAGCCGTGTCTTCGGGTTGAATTTCTGGGCCACCCAGAGCTCTTTGGAATTTTTCCATGTCTGCCGGTGAGAGCTTGGTCTCGATTTGGCGGAGACCCTCAGCCTCACCCATATCAAAAGCATCATCAAGATAGGATAAAATGATAGTGATGGGAACCAAGTTCTGTTGAATTTGCATCCGGGCTTTATCACGAAATTCAAGATATTCATCAGTCTGCATCATACTTCTCCAAAAGTGCATCTACTTCGTCCGGTGTTTTGGACTCTAATAATGCATCCATTCTATCATAGAACATCTCTTCTGTAAACTGTTCAGTGTCAATGCCCTCGTTGAGCCAGAAATCATCGACATAAACAACCGGTACAGTTTTGTGGTGACGCTCTTTCAACCAAATCTTGTCGTACGGTGAATTGGTGATATTGATCACATCAAAGGCAAGACCCCATTCAGCCAATTTTTTAATCATGACACCACAATAGTGACAGTTTTCTTGCGTGTAAACCTTAAGCATCATCGACATGGATAGCTCTTATGGTTGATTGCATACGAAGAACATCTACGACAATGTCATGACGAGCATCGTGGGCCACGAACTTGGCTTCCCATTCTGGTAGGACGAACTTGTTGTCCATACCTGAACCAATAAGGAGAGCATCAAGAAACGAACGGGTGTCGCGAATTGTCCACCATTTGAATGGGTCTTCGGAACCAATGTCTTGCATAATTTTACGCAAGAACATGGGATCGAACGTGTTACCACGAGACCAGGTGCGCTTAATCTTCCAGAAATCACCGAAGTGTTCTTGCAAAACCTTTGGTAGTTCACTGATTGATTGGTCATCAGTCGACGGTTTAAGAACCTTCTTGGCCTCATCACCTTGTTGTTTCCACCAATCAAGAGTTTCCTTTTGGATTTTCTTGCGGTGAACCTTAACCTGCTCGGCCACATCAAATTTGATATAACCACACATTTCAAGTAGTTCATCATATTCGTATGGCCGATCAGACATGATACGTTCTGAATCAAATTCCATGAAAGCCAACGAAAGAGCCGGCGCGTCCTCAAAGTTTTGACCTAATGTTTCAAAGTCATAAATTGCTTCTCTCATACTGACATATTCCATGCTTCGGTGGTGAGTGTGTACACACGACCTAGTTTCAAAGTTGTTTTAGTCTTTCGAGTTCGTTTCTCGAAGTTTTCAGACTTGTATCGGTCAGGATTACCATAACCAAGTTTGTAATGAGTATACGCCTGGTCATACTCACAAGTAGCACCTCTAAAATGTCCACGAGAACACTTACGAACTCCAAGGAATGTGCCTTTGCGAATGCTAATTGAGTGTGCATAGCCGGTTGAAACCATTACTACATCATCACCAGGTTTTACAATTTGGCCGAGGTGATTGGTATAATCCTCGGCATAAAATGTTGTTTCGGTCATACGAATTCTACTTCCATCATAATTTCCACCATACAAGCCGCGAGGTTCAATTCATGGTCAGCCACAAACGCGGCCTTATATTGACACTCATTGAGGTACACGATTAATTGGGGAATTGAGGTTGGTTTGACAACCCCGTTCATTTCATCATAGATGCCACGACAAATTGAAGATGTGTCTGCATCCAAGTTATTCACAATCCAAGACCGTACTTTCTTGAAGTCCTTGGCTTTGATATTAGCCAACAAATCTTTGTATGCTGTGGCGGTTGTTGTAACAGTTCCATCATTAATTTCACCGGTTACTGCCGTTCGCTGTAATTCATTAAGAATACGCCGCCAGTCAGGAGCGTACCGCATGATGACATCGGCAACTGTCTTTTCTTCATACGGCACACCCTCCTGCTCAAGGATGTCTTTTACGCGCTTGTGAAATTGCATGGCCAAACCAGCCATCTCTTTTTTGGATGCTGGTGTAAACTCATAAACAGCACAGCGAGAATGGAGTGGTTCAATGAGTTTGTTCTTGTAGTTACAGGTAAGAATGAAACGACAGTTTGATGAGAACTCTTCCATGAACGAGCGCAGTGCTGGTTGGAAAGAATTTGGGTTGAGGTAGTCGGCCTCATCAAGAATTACGACTTTGTACCCACCGCTTAAAGAAACGGAAGATGCAAATTGTTTCACTTTGTTACGAAGTGTGTCGATGTTACGTTCGTCGGAGCCGTTGATTAGGATATAATCCAAATCGAGTTGGTTGCATAATGCCTTTGCAACAGTAGTTTTACCGAGGCCTGCTGTACCAGTGAGCAACATGTGTTGGAATTCACCGGCTTCTACGACAGATTCGAATGCTTTTTTGAGTTTTGGTGGGAGGATAACATCAGCGATAGTCCGCGGACGGTATTTCTCAACCCAGAGGAAGTCGTTCATTATTCAGCCTTTTCATGGAATAGTTCATTATAAGTCAGGTGGGGCCGAAAGTACATTACCTTTTAGTGTCTTCAGCCTCTGACGAAAGCTCGGTTTGAACAGCTTCTGAAAGTTGGGATAGCTGAGCAGCTTGTTCACGAAGTTGGCCGATTGCAAAGAGTTCTTCGCCCTTATAAGCACCACGACCAGCCATCGCATCGATGACCGCTACCATGGAACGTGACGCACGGTTTGCGAGTTCAGCAAGTTGTGTTACATTTGGAGATGACATTGTAGTTTCCTTCTTTTTTGACATTATGCTTCACTCGTCTTTTCGAGAGCGATCCAGTATTCGACCGGTGTCTGTGGATCACGTGAAACAAATTTTGAGATGAGTTTCTTTGAGATGGTTACATCGTAATCAACTGGCATAACTTTGAGGTTATCCAATTTCATGACGTATTTAAAGTTGTCGGTATCTGAAAACTCACCGGCAATATCGATAGAGAATGCATTTGAAGTAGCATTTCCGATCTCACATACTGAGAGTTCAAGTGCGCCTTGGGATGGTGAGATAGTCATCACCTCATGTCCCAAGGTTTGGGCAGCTTTCTTAAGCTTGCCGAGAGTATCCGCATCAAGTACGAAGGAGACCTCTTCTGACGGCATCGGAATATCCTTAGTGGGGGAGGTGAGGATTTCCGGGTCAGAGAAGTAATACTTGATGCGGGACCGGCCAGACGTGGAGCGGACAACAGCGTGGTCATCCTTCATATCCAGTTCAGGCGAGTCAACCAAGTTCAGGGTTGCGAGAAATTCTACGAGATCATAGATGCCAACTTCTTTGTCAACATCCATTTCAAGTTTAGCCGAGGCTACGATGTTTTTGGCTTCGGCCATTGTCTTAATGACATTACCTGGTCGAAGTACAATGTTAGGCTGAATGGTCTTGAAGTTGTGCAAGATATTCAGGGTCTGTTCGCTTAGTTGCATTATTTATCCTATTTCATTACGGAGAAGTTCTTTTCCTTGTGGAATTCAATCTTCTTCTCAAACTTGCCTTCTAAGATTTCACCCTTATGGGAGATAACAAAGACGTTGGTATCCTCGTCGAGTGTGTAGAGGATTTTCATTAGGTTTTCAACACCATCGTGGTCGAGTGATGAGTCGAATGTTTCGTCGAGGACCAGTAAGTTGGTGGCCACCGAGTTTTTCATTTTGGCGATCTGTCTCCACGTAAAGAGGAGTGCCAAGTCAATACGCTGTTTTTCACCTTCAGAGAAGGAGGCGTATGAAAATGTATCGCGATGACGGGAACGAATAGTCTCAAGAAATGCTTCGTCAAGTTCGAATGATACAAAGAAGTCAAGTACTTGTAGGTATTGATTTACAAGCTTATTTATAACCGGTAGGTACTGTTTGATGACTTTTGTTTTGATGCCGGTATCTTTTAGCATCTCGGCCATGACTGTGTTGTATTGGTACTCATCATTGTACTTGAACTTGGCTTCTACCAGGTTCTCACGATGATCTTCGATTTTTTGAAGTTCATCACGGGCTTCACCAAGATCGCCGGCGCCTGACAGAAGCTTGTTTAACTCGTTGTCAAGACGTGTAATTGCTTTCTGAGCCTGAGTGATTGATGAGATATTACCATTGACCTTCTGTTGAAGATCGTTGATTTTTTTATACCGATCTTCAAGCGTTTTGATGAGTTCTTCTACTTCGGTAGATTTCTTCGATACTCCATCTCGACGAGAGGAAAGATGCCGGGCCTTTTCCCGAGCAGCTCCAATGGCGGTGTCCTTGGTTTCGTCGTCAATATCTTGGTGACATGTGGGGCATTGGTCATGTTGGTCATAGAACTTAGCTTCTTTGACAACAATCTTGATTTCAGAAGCGATTTGTCCTGAGGCTTGGAGCATGGATTGTTTGATGTCATGATTGGTCTTTAGTCCTTCTTCAATTTCAGGCTTTGAAAGATGAATCGTTTTGACCATTTCAGCATTTGCATCTTGCCACTCTTTGACTTGGACTTCAAACTCAGCAATCTGTTCTTCCTTCTCTTTTCTATGAGAGGAATTAAGCTTGCTTAGGTCTGTGATGTATTTCTTTTGTGCGTCTCGTTTCGTTTCGCTGATTTCAATTTCATGACCAAGATCACGAATCTTATCCTTGAGAACAGAGTTTCGTTCACGCAACAAAAGGTTCATCTTCGAAAATACGTTGATGTCTAGAAGGTCCTCAATCACATCACGACGGTGGCCTTGAGGTAGTTGCATAAACGGGATAAACGAAGATGAACCCAGAACCACGATTTGGTGAAAGGACTTGTGGTTCAATTTCAGAATGTTCTGTTCGAGAATTTTCTGATACTCTTTGGCATGCGAAGACTGGTTGAGCATTTGCTTGTCAACGTAAATCTCAAAAACACCGGGGTGAATACCACGAACAACTTTATATTGCTTCTTACCGATCTGGAACTCTACCTCAACGATACAATTTTTCTTGTTAATTGAATTGACAAGTTGTGGCTTGTTGATATTACGGTGAGCTTTGCCAAACAGAGCAAATGACAAAGCATCGAGCATGGTAGATTTACCAGCACCGTTGTGACCCACGATAAGGGTGTGCTTTGCCCGATCCAAGTCTACTTCAGTAAACTTGTCACCAGCTGACAGAAAGTTTTTGTAACGGAGTTTTCTAAAATAAATCATTTAGGTCGCATTCTCACAATACAAATTCCAACACCCATAACCCAATCATCAGGCTTTAGTGTACGATATATGGTTCGGCCTCTATCTGTGGCCGGAAAGTGAAATGACACAAAGGCATCACCAGAGTATCCAATGGCATAATCTTTACAGTCGCTATGGAATTCAATAAGTTCTTCTAAGGATTCAGATTCAGTTGGTAGGAATTCACGCTTATAATTGAAAACCTTGTTAGTGTACTTATTAGGCGAACGCGTTTCATGAAGCTTCTCTATCATCTATACGATTTCCAATGCCTGGGCCTGGGTCAAGAGAGAACGCATGTCCTTCTTGATACGGTCTTTGTTTAGTTCGGTATCCACATTGTCGATGTAGGAATCGAGCAGTTCTCCGGTATCCTCTACATCTAGGTTTTCATCGTCCACATTTTCACCTAAGAATTCAGAGAAGTTTTCGGCGATCTTCACCTCATGAACATCACGAGATTGAATACGCTCAATCAATTTATCAAAGAGGTATGGGTCTTTCTTCTCAACTACGATTACCTTGACAAATTTGCCATCGAATCGGGAGAGGTCAATATCCTTATAATCTATTTCTGTGTCGTTGTAAAACACTTTTTCGAACAGAGTGTGTGGATTATGAATTTTCTCCAGTTCACGTGTTTCAGTGTCAAGAACATAAAAGAACTTATCGTCATGAGCATCAGACCAGAAGAACTCCATTTGTGAGCCAAGATAAATGACATTGTCCCTTTGAGATCGGGTGTGGAAGTGTCCGGTCATGACTATCTCAAACTTAGAGAAAATCTCGGCACTCATACCATGCTTGTTGGTAATACCACGCATGAGCTCAAACCCTTCAAGCTCTAGGTGACCACATAAAATATCGGCTTTGCAGTTACGTACAAATTCAAGGGACTTGTCATGATTTTGGGAGTTGATCCACGGGAGCATTGCAATTGACGTATCACCATATTGGATTACCCGTGGCTCCATGATGATGTTGATCTCATTCATGAAGTGGCCGAGGACCTCTTTCAGAGAGTTGACCTCGTTGGTATTCTTGTAATAGACGTCGTGGTTGCCCGGAAAAATGTCCATGTGCATACCCATGTCTCGCATGGGTTCAAGGAAGTTCTTCCGATTGTGGTGTAACGCCTTGATTGAAATCTGTTTGCGGTTGTCATAATAATCACCCAAATGAATAATCTGTTGGATGTTATGTTCTTTGCAATAGGGGAAGAAAACTTCGCGGTAGAATGTTGCCGCGTTTTCTAGGAAGATTTCATTGGAGTTACGAATGCCACAGTGAGTATCATTTAGGAGGGCAATTTTCATTAGTCTCAATCATATAGCTTCTTACAGACGTATTTATACGCCTTCCATCTCAATTCCAGCTCTTTTTAGCATGTGTTCGAGGAGATCACGGCCGTATGGCCCATCACCACCGGAGAACCAGGCCTCATCAGATTCTTCATCGAATCCTTCGGGTTCACACCCTTCCTTCCAGGCGAACCACCAGCCATCATTGTCCATCATGACTTTAACTTTGCCTGAATCCAGGTACTTGTCCCATTCTTTTGTAAGCTTACTCATACTTTATAGACTTTTCATTATACTCTGCACCTCGGCATCAACATTAATCTGAATAAGTTTTCTCAGCTGCTTTTCAAGTCCATTAATTTCTTTTTTGATTTTTGTGGCTGATTCATCTTGACCCATAATATCAAAGGTCAAGTACAATGTTGTCATTATACCAATCGTTGAAGCTGTGTTTTTAATGGCTTTTTCAATTGATTTATTCACCATCGTCAATAAATTCCTCTAAGTTTGAATCTGCGAGTTGAACCTTACGGGTCTTCTCACGCTTCTTCTCTTCGGCTGCAAAGACCTTGACTGCAGTGTCCTTGTCCTTGATCGTATCGATGCGTGAACGGAGGGTGTCCACATATGAAGTGACCGCGGATTGAGATGCGTCAGAACCAGTCGCGTTGACCGTAAACATATCGATGCCGGCGGTGGACATGTATTTCATCTTGATGTCTTGCTGTCGCTTCTCTTTGTCAATACGACGGAGAAAGGCGAACCATGAAATTTGTGTAAAGTATGAGAATGCGTTGGGCTTGCCGGTACGGGTTGCCGCCTCGATGTTGTAGTTCTCAATAGCCTTGAGACAGTTCTCAACCGCATCCATGACCATCTCTTCTCGATACGTATATCGAATGAAGTTTGGACGATGGGATAGACCTTCGGCAATTCGCATGAAGCAGTCTGCAATATAGTCAGTTACCATCGGAAGCTTGATGTGTGGTATTTCCTCTTGCGGGATACCTGTAAGCTTTGCCAGGTCGAACTTCTTGTCTTTATAGACCTGATCCCAATCAAGAACCGGTGCTTCTTCTCCAAAGCGTTCTTTCAACATGGTATTCAAATCATTCAAATATTTGGTTCTCACAGTGTTGATCTTTGACACATAGTCAACGACCTTCTGTGAGAATTCGGCATTGTTCACATAGTGAATGGCCGCACGACGTTTTCTCACGTGGGTACTCCTATAAAATTTTGGGGATTGAGATCATACTAACACATCGGGGAGGTGATGTACACTCTTGAATTGTTACAGTTTACGTTTGGTTAAAAACTATACCGGGCTGATCCAGAAATTTATTTTCGGTATTCTAGTAACTTTTTAACAAAGTGTGTCCAAAAGCCAACTTTGGGCTATAAATTTCTTTGAAATTCGTCAAAGCCCGAAGATGTATACTGTGACCGGACACTCACTTTTAGTTCATTCTTCCAGTTGGTGTTGATGGCCATTCAATCCCAATATCATCATCAGAATCATATCCTTCAGTAGGTGACAACATATAATCCATTGTGGAGTTATACTGTTTGACCGTTTGAGGTGTGGGTTTGAATTGGGCCATCACATGTTCCAAGGCAACACCGACGATACGTTCTTCACATTCATCAAACTGAGCAATTAGCCAAGTACGAAGAGTGTAATAGACTTGCTGGTTGGCAGCCATACGTTCAATACGAAGTGGTGATCTCAACTGAATCACATCTCCACACGTACGAACATATTTACCGATGATTTCCTCTCCTGACGAGAGTTTGTAGATCATTGGTTGTTCATTTGTCATAGCTTCACCTTATGTCTTGTGACGTCAAACTGCTCAGACTTATAGATTTTGAGTCGTTCTTCGCCATGTTTCAGTGCATAGTTTTTAGATTGACCCCAAGATAAGTCATCAATGAAGTCGTACATCGTGGATGATTCACCGTTATCTGCCTTACGGAGAGAACGACCGATAGATTGGAGCACCTTGATCTGGGATTTAGACGGAGATGCAAGAATCAAGTTGTGTAGGTTACGGATATTTACACCTGTTGAAAATGTTCCCAACGAGGCTACGATAGTAGATTTCTTTTGTGTCTCAACAATTCGACGAACAGCTTCGCGATCAAGCTTGTCAACTTCACCAGCAACAAAGAATGTACGGTGCTTTGACTTCTCCCGAATCATGTCATAAAGTACTTTACCATGTTTATCAACGAATTGAAACAGTACAAGTGTGTTTCCGTCTAAATCACATGCGAGATTCCGAATGAAACGGTTTCGGGCCTCATTACGGACAAGCCAATCGATCTCAGACTGATAGGTAACCTTTCCGAAGGATTGTCGAAGGTCATCGGGATATTGTACGTCGAGGACTTTGATGTTGAGCTTTGCGAGAGTGTCGTTGTCCTGGAGCTTCTTCGTGGTAGTGACACGGACCACTCGTCCAAAAACTCCTTCAAGGACAAGCTGGTTGGTTTTTGTTCCGTCAAGAGTTCCGGTAGTACCGATTCGATAAGCTGCGTTTCCAGCCTTTTCCATTGACTTTGTAAGGCTTTGCGCTGTGAAGAGGTGAGCTTCGTCGCCAAAGATAACTCCGAACTGCTCGAACCAAGTTCTTGGTAGCTTGTAAATTGATTGCCATGTTGAAATAAAGATGTTTTCGTGGACGTTGGTTTTCTCTTTACCGGAGTAAATTTTATGGAGTTCATTTTTGGCCTGCCATTCTGTATCATGTGATGAATAGTCTTCGAAATCAGAATACATCTGCTCAACGAGAGATGTGGTTGGTACAACGACCAAGGTCTTGTCTTCACGAAATTGCTGATACCATCTCATCAAAACGTAGATGATGAGTGATTTACCAGAACCGGTTGGTGACAAGAGTAATAGTCGACGTTCATTGATAGACGTACAAATCGCATTGAATTGGTAATCACGAACTTCGATTGGTTTCCCACGAGAGTGAAGTTTCAACGACTTGATGAAATCCATCACAGCCTTTGGATTTACCTTATCTTTAGTACCTGGTCCACCCCAACGTGATTCTTGATAGTCAATCAGAATATTATGCCGACGACAATAGTCCTCAAGCCGTGGTAACAAACCAGCCGGAAGCATTCGCTTGTTGTAATCAAACAGCCGAATTTTACCATCCCAGACCTTAGCCCGAAACTTAGGCATGAACTTATAACCGGGTACGAAGAATGCAAACTCTTCCCGCAGCCCCCAAGCGATACCGTCATCGGAGTCGATGCCAATATTACCGTGGCCGGCAAGTTGAATTTTAATGTGGTCAGGCATTATTTTAAATATTTCCCTCTATCATGCACCTACCTCGAACTTCTTCCATTCGATGACATTTTTGATTGTTTGGTGGCGCCACTTCAGGTTGTCCATGACTTCCTTTAGTGTATCTATCTTTTGTTTTTGGAGCTGAATTTTCATCTCAGACTTTTGGATGTCTTCATCCGCATCATAGTAGTAATTCATTTCCCCCTTCATGACCTTTAAGCCATTGAATGGATCGTATTCCCAACCTTCGTTCTCGATTTCCTCTTGGGTCATCTTACCGTTGTAGTAGAGCCACTTCTTCTTGAGAAGCTTCTTCTGCTCCATGTCAAGATACACAGCTCGAGCCTTCTCCTGGTTCAGGATTTGGAGGTATTTGCCGTGGATGATTGGAGTAGAGAGGGATGCTGCAGTCAGGTCCATACCGATTTTGCAGTCTTCGTCCCACATGGTATGAATGTCTTCGATTTTCATAGTGTACATCCTAAAGGTTACATGATATGGTAGTATTTATCTAAGGAGAGAATGATGAATATTTGGATAAAATACCGTGCACGTTGGGGTTCAGGCATTGATGAGTGGGAATGGGAATTCACTCCTATGTCCATCGATGATTTCAAGGATGAAATCGATAACCGTAACGAATGGTCTCACATGTATCGCGGTTGCGATATTGAACTTGACATTCCGCCACGCGAGGTGATCGTGAAAGAGGTAACTCGTCAGAACGGAATTCGCCGTCGTGCCGAAGAAACAATCAGCGCGCTGATTGGTCAACTCGACGACACAACTGACGTCAACAGCTTATTTTAAGTCGAAGTAAGTGTACTGAAACGAAATCGGAATCGACATCGGAACCGGCTCAGACTCTGCAGCCATAGGAATGTTACCAATATTCGTCGGGAAAGCATTTCGATATACAAAGCTCTTCTGCGTACGGTTGTTTGAATTAAGAATAAGGAGCGTGATGTCACACTCCGATGGTGGTCTCAACTCTGTAGATTCAGATTGTGGTGTATATTTGGTCTCAACCAAACGTTTCATCCAGTCGTATACCTCAGTGTAGGCCGCCATATTCTCATCGAGGATCACGTTGAAAGTAACCTCTGGAAATTCAAGCTTGTCACCCGGTAGTGGAACATCAGTTACCCGAGAGTATGATGCATTTGACTGTGGAAGACCAACCGATGGATGATCTACAGACTGGGCAAACCACTCAAGGTTTGCAAACTTCTGTCGATTGATCACAAGCTTAAAGCCTGACGGTTGCAGAAAATTAGTGTTTGATACGTTAGCCATACATATATTTATAGGTCTACCTAATGCATAAACTACCACCAATGAGTAGAAAACTACCTCTGACAGCAAATTCAAATATCATTGGTTTCGTCAAAGCACACTCTTTAACGAAACCTATTGTTGGTCCTGAGCACATCGAATTCACACCCATGTGGGGTGTAACACCAATCAAAGACCCAGCAAAACCTCAAGTAGTCTTACATAAAGTCAACCTTCGCCCAGTACGGGTCAAAATTTTGCACAGATTTGATATTAGTTGAAATTTGATATGTACATTCGGCTTCTCATGGCTTATATTCGCCTTAAGAGTTGAAAGGAAACAATATGAAAGAACCAATTGTAACGGCATATTCCATCGAACAGACTATAGATGGAACAGTAACAGCGTATGCTCACCGTTATGACAATGCGTCAGGTTTTTGCGGCTGGTTTTTGACTCGCGATAAAGTAGTGCTTGGTGTATTTGAAAAAATGGAAACTGGTATACAAGTCTGTCGTGGTCATGCTAAAAGTGAAATTCCAAGTGCGGTTGTCAAACGCCGGTGGTTGGATGCAAAAGGACAAGAGGATATGTCATGGTAAATCTGAGTTATGAACCAAATG